GTTTGGGAGCAAAAGAACGGCAGCGATATAGCTTACTCGGGGCATATGTTCGATGTAAAAGGTAACGATGACTACGTTATACACTGGGGGTTCACCGTGTCACTTGCGGCAAACGATTATATAGAAGTATATTGGGCTACAGGAGATACTCAGTTAAACCTACATACCGAGGTAGCTACATCCCCACACCCCGGTATACCATCCGCGTCTATCGACGTATCATTCGTGAGTAACGCATAATGACAACAGTTATAGATAGTGAACAAGAGTTCTTGGCGGTGCCTGTAATAATGAACGCGTCTATAATGGAGAACGCGGGGGACGAGAGAACTGTATCTGCAGAGACCTTACAGCTTTCTAAGGCTATGCAAGACCCAAAATTAACTATAGATCAGTTTGGAAATACATTATTTCTTTTATTCGACGCAAAGAAAGACGCAAAGCCTAAAACGTCATATTTGCGTATATACAATATAGACACCCCTGAAAATTTGGTGGCTAACGCCGTTGAGTTTTTTATGGCTGCAAGCAAACGAGGACTAACGTACATAGCTTACGCCCCGACGTTACCAAACTACCTCGGCGTGCCCTACGAAGAGTTTTTGTCTGCCTTGTTTGATGGCCCGCTAAAAGACAAAGGATTTAAACGTATGTTGGCTACAAACAATGGAGCGTTGGAAGGATACCTCATTGCTATGCCAAAAACGGAGAGGGTAAACTAGATGGCGTGGTGGGACAAAGATTGGCTTGACTGGAGCGGTGTAGATCCTTCGGGAAAAGATTTACTAGATTGGAGCGGGATTGACCCTACTACAACAGAAAATCAGGTTGACCTAACTAACATTGATATTAACCCTTTCGATGCGGGCGATTATCTTGAGGTAGATCTTGTAGAGTCTGCGGAAATAATAGCTGACGCTATAGCTGAAGACCCTATTGGCACTATAGGTACTATTGCGCTCACGATGGCAGGGGTGCCACCTCACGTTATTGCTATGGTGCAGGGCGCTAACACTGCTGCCCGTGGGGGGTCGTTAGAGGATGTTATTCTATCTGCGGTAACCACTTATGCAGGAACTCAGATAGGCGATATAGTTGATACTAAACTAACAGAGCCATTGAAACAGGCGTTATCAAGTCAAGCGGGGGGTACTTTAGCACCGTTAAACGAAGCATTAGCCAACGCTATTGGCGCAGGCACCACAGGGGTATCACGGGTTCTCATACATAACCCCAATGCGAGTATTGAAGATTTAGCCAGATCATTTACTGCGTCTGCACTCAGTGGAGCTACGCTACAATCAGGTGAGGTAGAGACGTACCTCAATACTACTCTTGGCAAGATTGACGATGTTCTTGGGCTTGAAGGGTCTTCTTTTGCCAATCTGACTGATTCTGTGCAGGCTAGCATTTCTGCGGGTATAGCAACTGCTGTGTCAGGCGGAGACATAACGTCTAGCATGCTGGAAGGACTGGTCAAAGGGTATGCGGGTATCGGCCAAGACGTTACCGATGCGCTAGCTGAAACCACAGGCATGTCAGACGCCATGGCTACGCTGTGGACCCAAGCTATGGGCAACAGTCTTTCCGCTGCAATAAAAGGCGGGGCCGAACCCACAGACGCTTTCTTCCAAACATTTAGAGATAACGCTGACAAAGGGTTCAAAGAGTGGGTAAATTCCCCAGATGGCCTTGCAATAAATGATAAATTAGACAGTTTGTTTGGCGACAAAGAAGATACTTTAAGCGCTGCGAGTGCACTTCAAACTGCTGAAACCAATCTGGCAAACGCTACCAACAAGGTAAATGATTTAAGTACAGACGCTACGCAATTTAACGCTTTGGCGTCCACTTACAATGCAGACATGACGCAGGAAAATCTGGATGCGTTTACGGCTAAAGTTGAAGAATTTAAAACAAAATACGGTGTTGACACGATAGACAGCGCTTTCTTTACGGATCAGCTATCTAGCGCCTCCGCTGCTCGTAACAACTTGGTAGAACCCTATACTACCGCAGCAGGAAACTATGAAGATGCACTGGGTACTATCTTATCTAAGGCAGATGATTGGGGCACTGATTATCTACCCGCGTTCAGCGAAGCAGATAAAGTCGCCGCGTTTACCATACGTCCACAGTTCGACGAGGCCGCGTATAAAGAAGTATTGGGGCTTGACGATGATGTGAACGCCTACGAGCACTATTTGAACAACCAGCAGATTGCAGATAGCACAATAGCCGCAAATATAGCAGGCGAATATCAAGATGTTATATTAAAGTTGCAAAACGGTGAAATTGATGAGTTACCAGAGTGGGTAGGCTCTACAAAAGACATTGTACCCAACGCTTACGGCGCACCAGAAGGTTTGGCTCCACTTGATGGCGGTCTACCACCAGACATAGATTTTACCGTGCCGCAAAGACCTCCTTCCCTAGCTAGTGGGCGTGGAGGTGACCCAAGAGATTACGGACTAACTCCAGAAGAGTACGGAGAATATTTAACCGAAGCAGGGTCGAGTGTGCTAACGACTTTTAAGGACGCATACCGCAATGCTACATCTGGACTTGGAGAAGCGTTCGGATTTACTGCAGGCGGTGCTGGCACTCTCTTAAACCAGACAACAGAAAATATTATAGATGCGTTTGGTGTAGATCGGTCTGAAGCTGAAAGGTTATCGTATGAAAGTCTAGCTATACAATATGACCCTGATCTGACCGATGATGAGAAAGTAGAAAAAATAGCAAATAATGTAGCTTTAGCGACGGCAGCAAACGCGAAAGCAGAAGCTGAGCAGGGCGCGAATATAACGTTTTTTACTAACTTTACTGATCCGCTAAAAGACACACTTTTAGGCTGGAGTGAATCTGAGGCAAAGAAAATATCTCCCGCGATGAAGATCCGCCAGTACAATGCGCTCCCTCACCCAGATACTACATGGGAACAAATACTATCAGGACAGGCAAAAGATCGTTTGGGTAGACCCTACGGGTTTGGTGACCCAGTGGCTACAGCGATGTCAGGCGCACAGGAGCTACCCGACTTATTAGTTGACGTAGCGTTGTTGGCGCTTACCAAAAACCCTGCCGTTTTAGGTGGTGTTGTAGCTAGTACAAGTATGCTTGAAGCAGGTGAAGCCGCGGCAGATGAAATTAAAGCTGGTTTACAAGCGGGTTACGATTCCGGTGCGTTACAACAATCCCCTGAGTTTCTTGACCTTGTGCGGTTATATGACGGTGATATGGACGCCGCTTTTGAAAAGCTAGTTGATAATAGTATGGGCTACGCTGCAGCTTCTGGAGTCGTAGGGGGTCTTGGGGATCTTGTTTTAGCAAAGATAGCTGGGGCTAGTGGGGCTTCTACCCTGCTGAACAATGTACCCACAGTATTAAAACCCATAGTAAAGACAGGCGCTGGCGGGTTATCTGAAGGAATTAATGAAGCTGTTGAACAAGTACCCGTAAACATGGCTATTATAAACGCAAACTTTCTAAGTGATGACGAGGTATCAATTCTTGATGGCACACCTGTTGCGTTTTTAGTGGGTACTTCTAGCGGGGCCACTGCGACCACCGCTGCAGATTTTTTTCAAGCCTCTCTGTCCACCATAAAAAACACTGTAAAGTCAGTAGCAGATGGCACGTACACAGCACCTGACGGATCTACATTCGCCCCAGATCAGCCTAACAGTGATGCAACAGACTCTGCCGCTGACCAAGCACTAACCTCAATAGTTAAGTATGAATTGTACACAGGAGCGCTAAACAACCTTGCTTCTTGGGGCGCAGTTCCAAGTAACCCTGCGGATAGCAATTCTACTGAATTTGTAAGTACGCTAAGTGGTCTGGGCTTTGACACAGATACGATTACAGATCTTGGCAATGTTGCGTATAGTAACGATTTCGTAACCAAAGACGAAATATCTAACGAAATAAAACTTATAAACCCTGCGTTCAACCCGTCTGAAGAGTTATCAGCGCAGGCGTATGAACAGTTTGGGGGTAACAAATCTCAAGCAGAATTAGACACACTACTAGGTAATTTTATTGATCCGTACTATTTTGACCGAGACGAAGTAAAGAAAGCAGCGGAAGCCGCGGGCGTCGTGTTAACTGATGAGCAAGCGGACGAGTATGTAGGGCAAGTTGAAAACGAGGATGATGCGGCAAATGAAACGGTGGAAGCGTTGAACTCTCTAGTTACAAATGCAGAACTGACCAACACGGTCAACGCTGCAGTCGGCACGCCCTCGGGTGTGGATGAAAACGGCAACGTCATACCTGCTACGGGGCTGCATAAAACGATTGAAGATGCTACAGGTGGTACATTAACGGGGGACGATGTAACAAAAGCTGTTCAAGACCTTGTGGGTACCCCTGCGGATGAGGATGCGGGAACTGAAGCGACCGGACTATACAAAGCACTGACCGACACCGATTTGGATGTTGAGGCGATCAACGATATACTAGGTAATCCCGGCGAGACGGTGGGTGACTTTACCACAGCGCCTACAGGGTTATTTAAGACGCTTTCAGAACTGAACAATCTAAGTGAGGACGACGTTGCTGATGCGGTGGAAGCCGCCCTAAACGATGCAGGACTTAGCACAAAAGCACAACAAGATGTAGCTAACATTGTAGGTGAAGCGTTAGGCTCCCCCGCAAGTGTAGATGAGAATGGAGATGCGACTGACCCCACAGGCATATACAAAGAGCTAGCCGATTTAGAGGCAGCGGGGTTGTCCACCAATGCAAAGGCGGATGTAGAAAAACTAATTGGTGATGTTATTGGTTCCGCTGAAGAAGGCACAGGCGTGCTCGGTGCCATAGATAACCTAAACGACCTTAGTGACTCGGACGTTACCGATATTGTAAAAGAGATAGTCGGCTCGACGGAAGATAATACAGGGCTGTTTGGCGCTCTTGCGGGCCTCAACAATCTAAGTGACCAAGACGTAAAAACCGCATTAGAAGACTACGTAGGAACCCCTGCAGGTGTAGATGCAAATAACAACCCCGTTGACCCGACAGGGCTATACGCAGACTTAGGAAATCTGTCTACTGACATTGGGAACGTAGCGGATGTGCTAGGTAATCCTGCAGAGTTAGACGTGGATGGTAATGTAGTTACCGAACCTACAGGGGTGTTTGCTAACTTTGCAGCTATAGATACTCGTCTTGACACTATAGACACGGTTACCACCAACCTTACAAACGCCATTGGTGCAGCGGCTCAACTCGGCGTCGACAGCACGGGGTTGTACGCGTATATAGACAGTGCTGTACAAACACTCAAAGACGCGGGGCTTACACAAGAACAGGTTGCAACGACTGTTACAGGGATCGTGGGTAGTCCTGCTACAGATGATACTGCAGCTACGGGCATATACGCAGAATTAGGTAATCTTGGGCTAGACCTCGATTCGATTGCTAACACGTTGGGTACTCCCGCTACGGACGACGCCGCGAGTACGGGGCTTTACGGGTATATAGACACCGCTACAGGTAAAATAACAGAAGATGTATCGGCTCTTGCAGGCACAGTCGGTAAACCCGCGGTACTAGACGAAGAAGGTAATGTAGTCGAAGAGGCTACAGGGGTGTTTGCAGATCTAGCTACGCTGGAGGCTTCTGGATTAACTAGAGACGAAGCAATCCTGCAACTTGCCACCAACCTTGGCCTGCAAACTACCACACTTACTACCGCCATATCTGATGCGGAGGGGCGTATACGGGCAGACATCGGTAAGCCTGCCGTACTGGATGAAGAAGGTAATATAGTAGACCCTTCGACAGGCGTGTTTGCGGGTATAGATACCGCAGAAAGCCGCATAGTGGAGCTTGTAGAGCAGTACGAAGCTGACGGTATCCTACGAGATGAAGCTCTTGATACTGCTATAGGCAATGTTGCCACTGATCTCGGTGTGACCAAAGAGGCGCTTCTTGGCGAGATAGGCACAACTAAAACAGATCTTCTTAATGCGCTAGGCGAGACCGAGACCGCCATTACTGGGCAGGTGGCTGAGCTTGGCCTTGATGTAGACGATATTGCCCGCACAGTCGGTAAACCTGCACGGGACGTAACGCAGGAAGATATAGATCTTGTAACAGGCGCAGTTGAAGAAGAGACTCAGCTAAATGCCGCACAAGTAGCCCAGTTTGATGTAGATGGCGACGGTGTAATCACCTTTGCAGATCGTGATGCCCTGATCGGGTATATGTCTGACACAGACCCAACACAACTTGCGGCTACGGGTATATACAGTGAGCTAGATACACAGACTGATGCCTTTACACAGCTTATGAACACGCTCTCTACAGACATAACCACGCAAATGACCACCGCACAGGCCGACCGAGACCTAAAGCAGCGGCAGAGCAACATCTCTGATTTTACACAGCTTCTCGCGGGTGCGGATGATTTGCAAGGGCAACGTACTACGGTCACTACACCTGACCCTATCGGGGACATTAACCCTTATAGTTTTGAATCTATCTTCAGAGATGCGGGGCAAGCTGGTAGGTATACTTCTCCGTATGGGGGCACGCAAGCTACCGCCGCTCAAGAAGCATTGGACGCCGCTCCTCCGACTCAACGCGGGAATATGGGTATGTTGGCGGCTAGACTAAGGGGTGGGTTTGCGCAGGGTGGACAAGTAGAGGACGAAAATGATATGCTGTTAAGAGTTCTTGGAGAAATACGATGAGTTGGTTTACCGATACGATAAAAAGCGTAACTGGTGGCGCTGTAGATTTACCGGACATTGATTTTCTTAGTCAAGATGGCGACCCTGCTACACGTATGGCGGGTCTCCTCGGCGGGAGTGCCTTGTTAAAAGCTACAGGTTTGGCCGATAGCCAGTCAAAAAAGGTAGGCTATCAAGGCAAAATACCTGATTACGCTGTAGAACGTCAGATGGTCCCTCAGTCCTACGACCCCAATAGACGCGCAGGTAGTAGCGGACAGCGTTATTTTACTGACACTCAGTACGTTTCACCGGGAGGTGAAGAGGCGGCAAAGCTCGCAGCAACGGAGCAAGCAGAAGGTCTGGCTGCACTAAATTTAACCAACCCTGCACGCCAAGAACGCAAACGCCCTGCTGTGGGTATACCGATGCCTGTAGAAGAAATGGCTGCAGGGGGTATTGCCACACTGAAAAAAGGTAAGTATCTTGACGGCAAGACCGATGGTATGGCCGATGAAGTGCCCGCCACTATTGAAGGTACACAAGAAGCCCGTCTTAGCGATGGGGAGTTTGTGATCCCTGCAGACGTTGTAAGCCACCTCGGCAACGGCAACTCTGACGCAGGCGCGAAAGTTTTAGAAGGCATGATGGCTCGGGTACGCAAAGCGCGTACTGGAAACGATAAACAGGGTAAAGAAATAGACCCTAAAAAGTTCATACCCGCGTGAGGTAACCCATGGCAGAAGAAAACATTTCAACTTACGTTGACCCGATGGCGGGCGCAGAAACGGGTAGAGAGTCGTCCCTATCTACTTGGGCAGGTGACTACGTTACCGATATGCTCGGCAAGGGTGCAGCGCTAGGTAGTCAAGATTATCAAGGGTATGGCGGTCCACTTACAGCAGGTACATCTGAACTGCAGGATGTGTCGTTCGGCGCGTTCGAAGGTATGGACATCCCTACAGACGAAATGGGGGTATTTACCCCACAAACGTTTACCGCGGATACTGCACAACAATACATGAACCCGTACCTTATGGCAGGGCTGCAGCCACAGCTAGATGAGGTTCGCCGCCAAGCAGGCATTACGGCTGCACAGAATGCTAATAAGTTTGCAGGGGCGTACGGTGGGTCGGCTCAGGCATTGTTCGATGCGGAAGCCGCTCGTAACATGGCTCAAAACTTATCTAGCATAACAGGTCAAGGTTACTCAGACGCGTTTGACAAAGCTATGGGCCAGTTCAATACCGAGCAAGGGCGCGAGATGGAGGCTCAGACCGCGGCCAATCAGTACACTCGCAACCTCATTGGTGACATAGCCGCAGCGGGTGCAGAGCAGCGTGCCATTGAATCTGAAGGTATCACCGCAGATAGATTGCAGTTTGAGGAAGAACGTGACTTCCCATACAAGCAAGTACAGTACATGCAATCACTCCTGCAGGGGTTGCCGATTGGGGCGCAGTCTTACAGCTACGCTGAACCTAGTATGTTGTCAGAGATCCTTGGTGGGGCTGGCGGACTACAAGCGCTGTACAACCTTATGTACGGTAAAGAAGATAAGAAAGATGGGGCATAAATATGGGTTTGGCACCTCGCGGCGGCATAGCGCAACTTCCTCAATCTCGTGGTCCTAATCCACAAGGCGGCATGCCAAACCCTCAAGCTCAGGGTATACCCACTCCCATGCAAGGGGGGCAGAAAAAGCCGCTAGTCGAAGTGCTAGCTATGCAAAAGTTAGAGCGGGAAAAACAAGCCGCTATGCGTGATATGCAGGCTAAGATGGATACTGACCCCCGTAGTATTGCTGAGCAGCTTGAAGCAAGCGTCATGTCCATGACGCAGGACGAGGTAAAAGGTAACGTCAAAGGCGTTATGGATAAGAAGAATACGGACGCGCAAAAGAATGTGCAGCGTGCATCCAAAGGTCTGCCACCTGCACGTCCCGCAGGTCTCGGCGCACTCGCAGGAGGCGTACGCCCACAACCAAGGCCACAACCTACACAGGGGCTTGCCGCTGCTAGAATGGCTCAAGGCCCAACGAAGATGGCAGGGGGCGGCATTGTTGCGTTTCAAGAAGGCAAGCTAGTCAAACTTACCCCCACACAGAAGGCTGCAGCACGACAGAAGTTCGGTGCTCGGGCTGATCGGTTTATCACGACTTTAGAGAGTATGCCTCAAGAGGCGAATACAGCTAAAAGAATGCTACAAGAGTTAGGTCCGGTTACAGAACCACAGCCACAGAGCGATACTGGTCCTTTTGGATTAAATCCTGCTATGACTAAAGGAGAGGCCGCACTTCAGTTCCCATTAAAAGTGGCAGAAGGTTTGGGCGGCGCTGCCGATTCCTTGCTTTCTTTACCTACAGAGTTAGGTCAGAAAACCGTAAAAGCAGTTGGCTCTGCTAAAGATTCTTTTCAAGATTACATTGCAAGCCCATCTCAGTTTGCAATAGAGCAAGGCAGAACACCTAATTTAGGCTTTGAGTCAGGTACTACTCCACAGGAAAAACAACTACAGGGGTTACCCTCGTTATCACAAAGACCTACATCCGCATTGCCCTTAGATACGAAGCCTACAATACTACCTACCGAAGATGATAACCAAAGACCTTCTGAGGGCACCGCACAAATACCTTCGGATATAGCCGTTGGCACTACTAAAGTAAAAGCGGGGATCTCTAATCTCGCAATGCCTGACACGGACGTTCTAGCTGGAGGTATTGGTTCAGGAGCTATAAAGCCGAAGCTAGACGAGGTAGTCAATGCAAACACTGTGGATATTACTTCAGCAGACGGAGATGTTAGCAAAGTAAGTGGTGGCAGGTCTAAAGGTACAGGTACAGGTGGCCTTGGCTCTCTGGAAAGCTACACTGCAGAAGCACGGAAACTGCTTGGTGCAGACAAATACCAAGAGAAGTACGCAGAGCTAACTCAACGTTTGAAAGATTTGGACGATAAAAACTACAGCCCCGAAGAAATGGAGCGAGACCGCTGGGCCGCGTTTTTTGAGGGCGCTGCAGGTAAAACAAGCCTTGGTGCTCTAGGCGCAGGAGTATCTTCTTCTGTACGTGCGGAACGCAATCGCCAGAAAAGAGCTACAAGACAACAGCTTATAGACCAGATCAACCTCGACAAAGAGGCACTAGCGTTGGATTCTAGCCTACAGCAGGCGGCTATAAACGTTGGGTTTAGTTTACTGGCCGAGGATCGTGCAACACAAGCTGCCGCCACTGCCGCAGCAAACCGTGTAGAAGATCAACAGCTACAAGCCATACTGAAACAAGCAGAGATGGACCAAAAAGCTGCGGAACGGGCAGACACAGCAGAATATAGAGCGGCTACAATCGCAGTTCAGGAGGCCAATGCGGCAACGTCCGCCGCGCAAGAAGCTCGTTTAAGCGATAATCAAACGTTTAACCAAGCGAAAACTAATATAGATATACTCGCAGGGCAGCAGACAGCGGCCTTGGAGGCGGCAAACAACCTTATCTCTCTGCGCGATGCAGAGATAGAAAAGAAAGAGGACGAGCTACGTAACCCGTTGCTTACTGAGTTGGAAGAACTGATAAAATCTAAGGCAACTGTTGAAGACCCAGAGCAGATAGCTGGATTTGACCAACGTATAAATGCAACCAAGGCTGCGTTAGCAGACCCCAGCCTGTTTGACCAAGCTCAGCTTGCAGGCTCAGCGTTTATGGAAAATTACAAAGTTACCATAGACGGTGAGGTGATGGACGGTAATTCCGCTATCGTCTACTATTCTGAGAAGAGCGCAGATTTAGGTGAACAAGTTAAGTCTCGCACTGCCGCTCTTGGAGGAGGTGCGGGTGATCCGTTAGGTGGTGCGGGCATTGCGAGTTCTAAAGTAGTGAGCAAATAAATGGCTATACATTCGGTTACGCTAACTAACGGGACAGAGTTCTACGTAGAAGCTGCCCCTGAAGCTACCCAAAATGAGTTACTGCAACTCTTGCGGCAGGGTAAGGGTATGGAATTATCCAGCAAACTACCCAAAAAAGAAGCGAAGCCCCCCGTAGAAGAACCCACAGAAACCGAACCTGCATCTCCTGCACGGCAGGAACAACAGCGTATATATGAACAGATGTTAGCCGAGGCGCAAGCTCCGGTGCCTGTACCCGAGGAAGAACCGAGCACGTTTGAGAACCTACGTAAAGGGTTTGGTACGGGGTTTATAAGTACAGGTGAGTCAGCGGCGCTGGGTTTAGCCACTCTACTTGAAGAAGAAAAAGAGCTACGTGCACGAGATTCCATCAAGGCCACTGCCGATGCGTTAAAACCCAAGGGTGGTGGACAAGACGACATCTCATATAAAATCGGCCAGACCTTTGGTTCTATTGCTGGGTTCGCTGCGCCGTTAGTCGGTATTGCCACCCTACCCGTGTCTGCCCCTACAGTGACTGCTGCAGGTATTGGTGCTGGTGCAGCATTGGGTATAGGCGCACAGGCAGGCGAAGCGAGCGAACGCGCTCGTGCAGCGGGGGCTACTGAAGAAGAACGTAACCGCGCTATCCGTCAAGCTGCTCCATTCGGTGCGTTAGAAGCTCTGCCTATCGCTCGCTTTGCCCGTCCTTATCTTGGCAAACTCATTGGGGATGTTGGGGAAGAGGCAGTAACTGGCTTAAAAAACCGCATGAAGAGCGCAGCGGGAGCAGGCGGTGTAGAAGCCGCACAAGAAGTTGCAACCGAATTTGTTCAAAACCTAGCCGAGCGTGGGTACAACCCAGACCGCGAACTGTTTGCAGGGTTAGCCGAACCCGCCGCATACGGTGGTGGCGCAGGTGCTACTATCCAGCTTCTTATGGATGCCTTCGTAGGACGTAGAGGACCACGTGGTCCCAGTGCGGACCCAACTCAAGAAGATACAGGGACACCTACACCGGAAGTACAAGAGGCTACACCCACTCTACCACGTCAAGGTCCAATCCCACAAAGACAAGGCCCGCTCCCTGCGCTGATAGGTCCAGTGCCACCACGTCAAGGTCCAATCCCACAAAAACAAGGCCCGCTCCCTGCGCTGATAGGTCCAGTACCTCAACGTCAGGGGCCGCTCCCTGAACGCCAAGGCCCAATTCCACAAAGACAAGGCCCGCTCCCTGAGCGTATAGGGCCGATCCCACAGCGCCAAGGCCCACAACTACCTGAACGTCAGGGGCCACCGTTACCCGTACAAGGTCCACCTGAAATGCAAGGGCCACGTATGCCTGCGCGTCAAGGCCCGCCTGAGATGCAGGGTCCGCCCCTACCTCGCCAAGGACCGCCTGAGATGCAGGGTCCGCCTTCTCCCGCAAAGGAGAGGCTAACAAAACTGTTCGGTGCCCCTGCAAATAAAATGGGTCCAGCCCGTGAAGGTACACCTGCAGCTAGTAAAGTGACAAAGGAAGTCCTACGAGATCTTAAAATTGGGCCTAGAACTAAGTTATACAAAGACCTGCTCAACAAAGATGCGGGAGACCCAGAAGTTGTTACCCTGTTGCAGGAACGGCTAGGTAAAATTAAAAACCCCGAAAACCGTAAGAAGGCGGCAATACTGACCGATGTGTTCTTAGCCCGTGCGCGTAAAGGACCAATAGCTGCGGGTATACCGCCCGTTGTAGGAAAAGAACCTGAAGCAGAAGTTGCCTCCGAAACTAGCCCCGAGTATCAAAGCAGTGTGGCACAAGATAAACTAGATGCTGCATTTGCTCAGCGCATGGCAGTTGACCCCGAGCTTGCTTATCTTAAAGAAGAGGCTGGCGCAGACACGCAGGGGGGTGATGTACGAACGATCCGTGGTAAGCGCTACAACAAAGATACTAAACAAGAAGAAGTTGTAGATGTAGCCTTGGGCGCGGATGTAGACCGTACTACGCCCGTCGACAGAGAGGCAGTCGCACAGCTACTGGATCGCAAGCTATCAAAAGGCGGCAAGAAAGACACTGATGCCCGTGCCGCGCAAGCGTTCTTCAAACGGTATCGTCGCCCATCTGATGCACTCGAAACTATCGGCGCAGCCATTGCATCAAAAAATAAACAAAAGCCCAGCCGTGTAGTAAACTTTAAAACGCTTGAAGGGAAAGTCGAGCAAGAGCCTGCCTATGCGTCAGACGCGGAGTACAAGTTCTATGCGGACGTAAACACTGTCGGTATGGGCGAGGCCGCTCAACGTTGGGTGCAGGCCAACATGGGCGCAGAGGCTGTCAGCTACATCAAACAGGGCATAAATAATATGTCCAAAGGCACCGCGTTAGACAAACAGGGCGTTGCGACACGGGTGGCGGCAAAGGCTAAAGAAGTAGAGTCTGATGAGGCAAAAGCCCTGAACAAGCAGATAAAAGATGCTGCCAAAGCTGCAGAACGTGACGCTGTGGCAGACGAAGCTACTGCAGCCCCCGCAGAGGTTACAGCTAAAGGGAAGTCAGACGTAGATGTCGCTCGTGAAAGGGCTACTACATCTAAAGCGCAGGTTGTAGTTGACCGTAAGTTTGAAGCATACGCAAAAGAGCAGGAGTTAGATCTGGACGCAATGTCCGACGCGGAAGTCTTAGCGTTACGCGAAGCTTTTGAAACTAACGTGGACATCAAACGTGGGGCAAAAGACATTAGGGATCTGCAAGCGCAAGATCCGTATGCTGGTATGTATGCCGCGTTTGATCTACCAAGGAACGATGTGGTCGCTCTGGCTAGACCCCTTTCGGCTTCGGTCAAAAAGGCTGTTCGTGCGGATAAATTAGAAGACGCCCTGAATAACATGGCGGGTAGCCCCGCGGTCCGCGCACTAGCCAAGAAAATGGCTACAGCCGTTGGCACTACTAAAGTAAAGGTCGTAAAAGACTTACGTGGTTCGGCGGATATGCCTGCTGCAGGTACGTTTGACCCCCAAACAAACACAATATCTTTGGACAGCAAAGCAGGCTTAAACAACCACGTACTCCTGCACGAGATGGGGCACGCGTTAGCGTCGGCTTCACTGGCTAACAAAAACGCAGGGACAACGAAGAGCCTCACTCGTTTATACGAGGCAGTCCGCGAGCAGATTGGCGGAATGTACGGCACAACATCTGTGGACGAGTTCCTCTCAGAGGCGCTAAGCAACCCTGAGTTCCGGTCTGTGTTGTCTACACTGCAGATAAAAGACGTTAAATTTAGAACCGCGTACGATAAGCTTGCGGACATCTTGGGCACCTTGTGGCGCAGGCTACTAGGCTACCCACGGGAAAAAACAGTAACAGACCGCGTTGATGCCTTGTTCGATAACATCATGGCCCCTGCACCCAAATACCGTAACGGCCCGACTTACAATATGTTGGCCTCTACTCCTGAAGGTAGCGAGGCGCTAATTAAAAGCATCTTCGACAACAAGGCAAGCGGCACTCCCCCTACAATACAAAAAATACAAGACTACGCAAACGATACAAAATCTAGTGTGGGCAACAAACTGCTTAACATTGTGTCGAGCTTCTTAGATTCTCGTATTCTTACCGACATTGCGTCTAGCAAAATACCATTTGCAAAAGACCTACATGATTTAATCTTGAAACAGACTGGTGAACTTCGCAATAGGTTAGAGCGGATCGATTCTCTTACGGGCCGTATTCAAAAATACCGTAAAGAAAACAATGCTGGGTACGAACGACTAGACTACCTAACCTCTACCAGCACATTCTTACAAGTAGACCCTTCCGTGCCACGGAGCACTTATGATTCATACAGGTTGTCCTACGCGAACACAGAGACAGGCAAAACTACATTCCAAGAGTACAAAACCAAAGACGAGCGTGACGCTAAGATAAAATCCTTGAACGCAAACATACCTGCGAATCGCACCAAAGCGCGAGCGGCTGGTAATCCAGATCCCGATAAAATGGCGGATTGGGACAAGCTGAACGCCATGTACGAGAGCAAGGAAGTTGGAGACGCAGGGAGAGATCTGTACCGCACCACACGCAACTTCTTCCAAGAGATATATGACGAGATCCCCGCTGCCCTAGAGGCTCGTATAAATGCAGTGTCTGTGGGTGAAGAGCAACGTAGAAGTGCGTTGGATAAAATAAACGAGTTACTGCAGACACAGGGTGGCCTCATTCGCCCGTACTTCCCATTAAACCGTAGAGGTGAGTGGAGACTAGAGTATAACGCGGTGGACCCCATGTCGGGTAAAGTAGAATATTTTGTGGAGTATTTTACCAGTCAGTCGCAAGCTAAACGTGCACAGGCAGAGGTGACCGCATACAACAAGAAATCAAAGAGCACTGACGCTACCTTAAAGGAAGCGCCCATACTATCGCTCGCCGCTGCACCACGTGGTATGAAGAACTACCCCAGTGCTTCTTTTGTATCCAACATCCTTGAGACGTTGAAAAAGAATGGTATAACTGACTCCAAAGTAACCAACGATATACTGGAACTGTCGCTTGACGCGATGCCAGAACGTTCTTTCATGCAGGGCTTTCGCAAACGTAAGACCACTGCGGAAGGTCGAGGCGTGCGTGGGTTTATCGGAGACATAACCCCAACTACAGGTATATCAGGACAACGGTTTGACTTTGCCGAAATGATTAAATCCAAGGGTCGAGACTTCAGCCGCCAGATCGTGCAGTTAAAATCAGGTGCAGAGATACAAGGCTTCCTGAAACAGCTTGAGGACGGTGGGTACGAGAAAAACCCAGAAACAAAAGTCATAGCACAAAAACTAAAAGGTATTGCTGAGTTTGCACAAAGCCCTAATGTGGCACGTTGGTCACAGAGGGCTACGGCGCTTGGGTTTAACTGGACAATGGGGGCTAACTTCTCTTCCGCAGCTATCACGTTCTTCGATGTGGGTATGAGCGCTATGCCTATACTTAGCGGGCGCTTTGGTTTCGGCGCAACCAACGCAGCATATGGCAGATCTATGAAGTTGCTTTTGGGTGCACCCAAAGAGAGAACTATCGAAGTTACAGGCCCAGACGGCAAACCCGTTAAAGAAGTCGTGCAGATGGGGATGCAGGGCAAGTCGATTGCAAACTATGACTTTGACTCCAAAGATGCGCCAAAGGGTTTGGCGTACATGAGGTATATCGTAGCGGGAGGGCTAGCTAAGGGGCAGTTCAACCAGTCTATGACACAGGAACAGTTAGAGATCGGGCGTGATGCTCCGCTGGAAACCATAAACAAATACACCAGCTTTATGTTCCACCACTCAGAACGTATCAATCGTGAAGCCACGATGGCCGCTGCGTATGATCTAAAGCTTAGTCAGTTAGCTAAGGGTAGAGATCTAAACAGTTTAAAAGAAGAAGAGTACCAAGAAGCGGTTGACTTTGCGATTGGTGAGACTGAGTTCGTGTTAGGTAGTGCAGCCTCCGCAGGGCGTCCAACCTTTGCGCAAAGTAACATTGGGAACATTCTGTTCTTGTTTAAGCGCTTCGCCATCAGCAAATACTACATGATGGGCCGCATGGTTTCAGACTCAGTTGCCAACGCTGATCCAAAAGAACGTGCCATTGCACGCAAGCAGTTCGGTATGTTCTTGATAACAACAGGGCTAGCTTCTGGCATTGGTGGTATGCCGTTGATGGGTCTATTCGGCGCGATATACAACATGTTCTCTGACGAGTTTGAAGATGACTTTGAATCAATGTTACGAAAATCTGTCGGTGGAGGTTACTACGACGGGTTCGCAAACGAATTGCTTGGTGTGGATATTGCTAGCCGTATATCTATGAACAGCCTGCTTTACCGCAAACCGTTTATTGAAAAAGACCAAGACCCTATGTGGACGTTGGCAGAACAACTCGGCGGTCCAGCGCTCGGGGTGTACCTATCTACAAGCAGAGCAATACGCGACGACATTATGCAGGGTGAGTATCGTCGTGGGATAGAGAATATGATGCCTGTAGCGGTGCGTAACTTTATTAAAGCAGAACGGTACGAAAAAGAAGGTATACAGACACGTCGGGGTGACCCCATTGTAGGTGATCTTAATTCTGCTAATCTAATAGCTCAAGCATTAGGGTTCACGCCGCAGACAGAGGATGTGCCTTTGGCGGAAATCCGTAAGATTAACAACAACGAACGCCGTAAACAGAACGCTATAAATTCTAAACGCCAGCGCCTGCTACGCAAACTAAATATCGCACGGCGTGAGGGTGATATTGACGGAATGCGTGATGCTATGAAGCAAATCCGTGAGTTTAATAAACGCTTGCCCAAAACTGCACGCAAATCTGTCATCACGACTGCAGGTAGAAACAGCACTGTGGCTAAGTCCCGCAAGTCTTTCCAGCGTACTACGGGGGATATGACGGGCGGTATTACCTATACTCCGTACATGCGGGCTAGCCTGAAAGAGTACGATACTCAGATCCAATAAAAAAACCCCCTACATATAGTAGGGGGTATAGGGAGGAGAACAACCTATATGTCGAGTTGTCACATATAGTCTATCACACTGTTCTCCACAGGCGTAACCCTAATTTACCATCTTCTACGCGAATTTTAATCAAAAAAGACCATTTTTTTAATTTTGCTATAGATTTTAGCTGTTCTTTACACTTTTCCGTGTTGATGCAGGGCACAAAAATGGAATGACCTACCCGCATATCGTTCCATGCCACGGTTATAACTACACCGTCAGGGTTCAAATCACCGACTTTAAGAACTCTCCGCACTGTCGTCGTCCTTCATGTCATGGAAGTCTACTGATATCGTACGCGCTGCAGGTAGGTTTAGATGTGTACCTTTACCTAAACGTATCGACACACGCTTCGCACCCATCTCGTCTTGCAGGTCACGTATGAAGTGTTCGTATAGTACCTGCTGGTTCGTGCACCACTTCTTCAGCGGCTTAGGTAATAGGTACAGCTTCTTTGTATCGGTTTCGTATCGGCCCACCCATTCACCGCGAGGAGACGCTTCGGGTATAACAAGCTCGTCAAGACCGTTGTTATTGGCTGAGCGCATGTCGTAGCTCCCGCGGATCTGCAGAATAGACGCATGGTTCTCAAACACATAGTTGTTTAAAGTCTCGTGCACGGAGGCGGTTGCATCCTGCAGATGGTTCTTACGGGATATAAGTAGTGCAACTAACCACTTGCGAACCTGCTTTAGATCCCAATCTATAAACCCTAACTTCTTTGCAATGTATAAACCTGTAAGGGACGCGGCGCACCCTGCAGACCAGAACCTGTGCTCCTGTGCCAGACCTGCGCTCTTGTCCAAGTTACGGCGTAACTCAGTCAACCACTCTTCTACCTGCCTTCTATGGTTTATAATGTACTGAATGTAGCGTACCGCAACCCACCCGTAGTTCTTTGTTATCCGCTCAAACAGTGCGTCTGTCTCTGCCTTCAACGACGGATCTTTCAATGACTTATCTACAGATATCTCCAACATGCGTAACATCTCTGCTTCTGGAAACTCTTTGTCTCGGCTCAGGATTTGCCAAATACTGGAGTTAGCCGAACTCACAGCGATCAGTTGCCACGGGTCACCCCTGAACCGCTCTGTGTTACCGTTGCTGGACATACGGTTCTTCTGTCGACCGCCTGACAACTCGTACACGTAAGAAGATGCGAAGTCTGGAGTGATGTTCGTCATCTCGTCAGAAGACAGTGGTACGTTCTTCATTACCTCCGCCCTGTTCATACGTGAGTTTGTTGTGTCTTTGTGGTGGTTCATCAGTTCTTCGGGGTTGCCGAATATACCCAAGGCTGCACGCATAGCAGTTGTCTTGCCGACACCCGACCCACCGAACAGATGCAGGCCCATACAGTTCTGACCTGTGAGCGGCATCAAGATTGAGCCGAACCCTGTGCCGATAACAAACTGGTGCAGTTCAAAACGCGGACGGTTATAGAACTTCAAACAGTCCAAGAACTCTTCCTGTGTGCCCTCTGGCACAAACGCAGGAAACAGTCCTGCTGTCTTCTTTGACGGAGGGTTGTAATCCACGTCCGTACCACGCACGAGTGTGTCACCTAAGACAAACTCCTTCATATCTTTATTGGTCCACCCAAATTGCAGGTGCGCTTCATCCGCTGCATTAGCCATCTGTAACTCATCAATCCATCTAGTTGTATATCGCATTAGCTTCTCCAAAGTACCGCCCCACGCTGTTACACCATTAGTTGCTACGGCTTTTCTAAACTCTTCTTTTGAAGTTATTGACGCCATGGGGATAGTAAACTCCCGCACACCATCGTGCGGAAGGTGTAGGTTAAACACGACCACGTAACCTCCAAGGGAAGCATCGTGCAGTAACCGCGTAACGTAAAGATCATGGTGGTAAAGGCACTCTTCGTTCACCTCCCCATCCACAGTAGATCGTATATACACACCACCGTTTCGGCCACGAAAATAAGGTTTAGGGTATGTCGGTATTGTAAGCGTTTTACCTTGCGGGTCTGGCGCTTCAATCTCTTCCTCTTCTTCGGCCTCGGCAACGCGCTCGCCAAGATCAAGAGGCTTTCGTATTTTGCCCTGATGTATGCAGTTTATACACACGTCTGGGGTAGCCTCATCAAACGTAGAACATCGGTAAGCGCGGTCCGCTTCTAAGGCGTGCCACTTATTCGTTGTCTCTTCTTCGGTGTAACCTTCGTACCCACGAGATATACTATGCGCGATCTTCAAAGAACTATCGCCACAGTTTTTCAACGTTGCTAATATACCTCGCCACAACGGTTCGGATGCAGAGTTACGATCTTCTAAGTACCTGCGTATCTGTTCACACCCACGCCCATCAGCCGTTTTTGTTAGTATGTCTTTGAACGACCATTGTTTGTTACTCGCCAATTTGTCGAACAACGCAACAGGTGCCTCTACCCCTGCAACCTCCTCTGGAGCTTCAGATATCTCCACAGGCTTGCCATGCAGCAGGCTAGCAAACTCAGTGAACGACGTGGCCTTTGGTAGATCGACACCGTACGACTTCACCTCTAACGGCGGATCTTGTTTGTAGTTGTGCGTGTCAGGAAAACGTAGTACCCGCGAAGAATCCGCAGTCACCCCTGCATCGGCCCGCAGTTTATGTTCGGCGCACCGCTGCTTCAATGTTTCAGCAACTCGCGTCCACTGTCTCCGTGGCACGGCCTCGGTTAGCGGCCAGTATACATGCACTCCTCTACCAGAGTTTACCATAGCAGGAGTAGGCAGTGACAACGCCGTGCAGAACTTACGTACATCTGCTATAGCTGTCTTCTGGTCTGCGTAGTCTTTGCTTGGCCCGCAATCCAAATCAAGGAAGAAGGACCGTAGCGAGTTCACGTTATCTTGTTTACGTGAATTATTCTGTGTAAACGTGGCTAGTGCGAAATATACATCGTACCCGTCCTCGTCATACGTAACCGCCGCGTCTTGCATAGTATCTATCGAAGTGTAGAATTTCTGCTGTCGGTGGTCTTTGGCAGCGTTAGCGGCGAACAGGCAATAATAACCCTCGTCGCTTAGTACACTCCCTAAAAAACTTTTTGTGTCCATGATTGCAGCTTTCGCTAGAGATAAAGAAGCCGTGACGCTGCATACCCAACAGGTAACACCGTCACGGCCATGAAATACTTAGTCGTCAAATTCGGCTAAGATATCATCTAGTTCTGCTTCTTCTTTTGGTTTTGGTTTAGCTTTCTTGCGTTCTGCCTTGACAGGCTCAGCAATCTCTTCAGGTTCGTCTGTAGGCAACTCAAACCCAGTAACCTCAGTATCGTCTTCGACAGTGAAACCATCTTCGACATCGAACGGCGAGTAAGCCTCACGCGGTTTGTATTTAATAACCTGCACTGCACGTAGACGTAAGGATACACCTGTGTCTCTCATGCTGTAAGGCACAAACACCACCTGAATGTTAACGGTACTGCCTGTAGTAAGCTGAAAGTCTTCCGCCAACTCTTTGTTCTTGGCATCATACTGTTCTGGTTTGTTAGTAACCTGCTTACCGTACGCCCCTTTAAGAGCGGCTTTACCTGTGAAAGTACCGTCCGATTCTTTTGCAAACGGCATAGTAATCTTTTCAGGCCAGTTTTGCTCTCGCTTCGCTACATAGGCTTCCATCATAGACTTGAACAAAGCTTTTGCTTGTTCTGCGCTCATACGAAACTGAATTTCATATTTTGCGCCTTCGTCCAGAGGGTCACATGGTACGCTCTTGCCGCGTGTGCCCGCGGTCTGATCGAAACGATAGGGTGAGTCTAGACGTGGGTATATCGCTTCTACGCCACGGATAATATAGGGTGTGTTGGCATCAGCCATTTTTAGTTCTCCTAGTTAGTTTCTATACTAAACCCGTCTTCTTCTGAAAACGGTGATGTTGAAGGCATATCAACCTCGAACGGTTGGTACGCTATAGCTCTGAGCGTATCAGCATGGTTAACCATACCTTCAACGGTCTCGGCTTCGTCTCCTGCAACAGGTCTACGTGGCCTGAAGAAGAGTTTTGGCACGCTACTTTGCGCGTCAAAATAGATTTGAGTTATCACGTCCACTGCACGTGTACTGCGTCCTGTTAAGAACTTTACGTACGCCTGTAGCGGTGTGGCCCCTCCACGCCCCTGCCCAAAAATTGACATGGCAGAGACTTGTAACTGGTATACTTTATCAAGGTCATCCTCAAAAACAACAGCTAAACGCTGTGAAAATCTGCACGCCCTACCGCCCCCATCGTCTGAACCACGTATGTTCTGCGTGCAGTCAAGGCAGCGCCGTGCTTGCCGCCTGTGTTCTGGTACTTCTGCAGCAGGTCTCTGTGTATCATCAGACCAACAAGTGGGCGGTGTAGGATTAGCAGGATCATAGACCCCTTTGTAGTACGCACGGGATATACCCGCTGCATTTATAAGTATGACGTTCAGCGTGTCTAACTCTCCTTTATCAGGCACGCTGAATAAACCGTCACGTGTACTTATCCTACGTACGTCGATCACGATTGCTCCTTGCTCTTCTGCAACGCATCGACCAGCTTGTTAAGGTTAAACCTGTACGTATCCTCCACGTGGATATACGTATCAGACGGTATGTGTCCTTTGGCTAGCCACTTTCTCAATGTAGACACAGAGATGCGTAGGTGTTCAGATACTTCGTTTAATGTTAGATATTCTTGGTTAGTCATTTTTTCCTCACAGAAACAACATATTCCGAATCAACGTTTAGACCTTTCGGAACAAGATCAGGGTTTTCTTCCAAGAATTGCTTTACGTTTGTCTGGTTTAACCGTTTCTCAAAGAAATGAGGTAGGTTGTTTTCCATGATGAACTCGTGCATGGACTCCCAGTCACTGGTCCAGTAACGTTGTTTGGTAGTCCTAAAGAATGATCCTTCGGAAGTTTTGACACTTGTAACATCGTGGTCTTTACAATGCTGCAAGAGGGCTTGCTTTATAAGATCCATCTTAGCGGTCAGCTTACTGTCTGCCGCCTTAAATGCATCTGACAACTCTGCACGTTTATCGCGCATCTTCACATAGGTCTTGACCAGCTTTTCAATGGACGCCGCCATAGGTATTCTCCGTTATTTTATTGTTATAGGTGGTATATAGTGGTAATGAGATAGCTAGTCAAGCATCTCTTTGTAAAGATCTATCATTTTAGTGTGTACGTCTATTCGTTTATCAAGGAGACCGTACATGCGCTTCTCTACGTACGAACCCTGCAACTGGATAACTGTGCACTTGTGCTGCTGACCAGACCTGTGCACGCGTGCATTTGCCTGTGCGTAGGTTTCAAGGGAGGATGTCGGTCCCCACCAGACAACCGTGTTGGCTGCGGTAAGTGTAACACCGTGTGCAGCGGCCTGCGGTTGGATCAACAAAACCTGCGGATCAGTTTGTTTCTGAAAACGAGCGAAGATGTCAGTACGCTTACTAACAGGTACGTCTCCGTTTATAATATCGCACGCAACGCCGTCTTTGCTGAGCTTATCCTGCAGGGCCATGATGGTGTGTTTGAACGGTACAAACACCAGCACTTTCTGACTGCTCTCATCAATGGCTTCCTTTAGAACTTTATAGCGATTGCTTATGTCAAACTCTACGGTGTCGCCCCCATCAACGTAGATAGCCCCTGCCGATATTTGTAGGAGCTTGTTCATAACAACTGCGGCGTTGACTGCGGTTACGTCTTCCCCTGCCACCTGCATCACTAACCGCTTGCGTAGCAGTTCATAATACTTCTCTTGTTGCTTTGTCAGTTCTACGTTTCTCTTCACGTACACCATATCGGGTAAGTCCAGACATTCATCTTTGGTGAACCGTATAGCGGGCTGCAGTGCTTGGAACACAACCTCGTTGGCATTTTCTTTTGCGGCCCATTTAAACTGAGTTTGTTTGTACATAACCTTGTCTCGGAACGCGCCGAAAAACCTCGGCACCCCGTCAGGGTTTACCAACTTAGCTAACCCGTACGCGTCCAGCGGAGACTGTGCTGCAGGAGTACCTGTCATCAACCAAAGCCACGTGTCTTCTGTGATAACTCTACGTAACGTCTTCCATCTGCTGGTCTGTACGTTTTTGTAGTGGGTAGCTTCGTCTATAATAATGAGGTCGAACCCACCTGCACGGATGTCATCCTCTACAATGTTAACACCATCGTAGTTTATTATGACAAATTCGGCCCCGCCGTTTACGATATCTTTGCGCTTCTTCTTGCTGCCATAGGCAATGTCCACACTACGGTGCATGGCAAAGGTAAACAGATCCTCCCGCCACGCGCTGTCCATGATCGACAGCGGGCAGATAACCAATACCCTATTTATCTTGCCTTGTTGCATCAAATAGTCTGCGGCCCATATCGCAGAGGCAGTCTTACCTGTGCCTTGCTCGTTAAAACAGAACCCCCTGCGATTTATTGTTAGGAAACCTGAAGTTTTCTTTTGGTGGTCGAATGGTTTGTATTGACCTGTCCACGTATACCTACCCTCAATAGGTGACGGTACGCTTATGCCCATGCTGTTAAGTGTCTGCGCTTCATCTACGCCCCACTTCACCACGACTTCGTTGTCTGGCAGTAACTTGCAGTTGGGTATGTACTTTGCAACGCGGTTGGGGTCTCGCAAGGTCAGCAAAAGCGCCTTGTTCTTCAGTATTTCCACAATGTTCTCCTCGTTAGTACGGGTACTAACTTACTTTTTCTTTTTTGGGCTGCTCAGGGCACCGCCTGCCGCTCTGTTTTTGTTGCGGCTTTGCACAGTATACCCGTGTTTGTTTGAGCCACCTTTACTTAGCGGTTTCTTGTGCGCGATGTCTTTACCCTCACGCTTGTCGGCTTTGCCGTTCTTGTTGGCGTCTTTGCCAGTCTTATCCATTTTGCGCCGCGCACGCTGCCGCTCCATGCGGTCCTCGTGCTCACCTCTAGCCTTCTGCTGTTGGTATTCTTTCTTGTACGGGCGGGGCTTGTTTACGTAAGGCATCAGTTAACTCCGTTATGTGGGCACTCTACCACGGGGCAGTGGCGACGACATAACCCGCTAGGTCGGGGGTTCCATACATCGTTCTTCGCGGCTTCGGCCATGGCATTATACTTGATTATCCATTTCCCCCAAAGCTCTTTTCTATCATCGAAGACATACTTCTCCTGTACAAGGTCACGACACACCACAAAGAACAACGCTGCGTGCACTGTCTTTACTTCAGGGAAGTGCGCGAACACCGAAAGCGCCATTAGCTCTAGCTGCCCTTTGTCTGCATACCGTGCGGACTTGCCTGTCTTGTAATCGACTACACGTGCACGACTACCGTTTACGATAATAAGATCGGCTATACCGCGAAACCACACGTCTTTGTCGTAGAATCCGCAAGGTTGTAAATCTTCTGTAATACCTAGCTTCAGTTCGCAATGCTTATCGCCCTCACGACCTTTCAGGTTCTCTAACGCTTTCTGCGCGTAGCTGAACTTCTCCGCAACAGGTTCGTCTTTGCCAATAAAGTTTTCCGCAGCCTTGTGAAACTCATTACCGTACAAGATCGCTTCGGTCTGCACAAAGGGATATGCCTTTAATATTTTCTCGTGGTAGAATTGTTTTGGACACTGCTCAAAAGATTTAAGTCTACTAAAAGACCACGGCGCAACTTTAGTCATTCACAATCCCCGTATGATTTGCCTGTACCACTCTCGCAGGTGACGGGTAATCCTTCGGCCCAGTCTGGTGTCTTGCTCATACACTTCTCTATGTACGCTTGAGCTTCGTCGACTTCTTCATCCAGAACACAGGCTACAACTGAATCGTGTACAGTTAGCACTACCTTGTACTTGCTAGCTATACTTAGCATTTGTTCACCAATAATGCAACGTGCAATACCTTGACACACGTTCTCAACAACCTTCCCACCGTATATACGGGTTCGGCTCCGCCGGGTTTTGTATGAGTATTCTATACGCCCGCTGTCTTTTTCTTTTTCGCCTTTCAAGTCTTCGTAATACATCAACAGACCAGACGGTAACTGCAGTGCGTATTTGTCGGGGTGTACTTTTATAACCCCAGCTTTACCGAAATTCATCACATGTCTGTTAGCAAGGTTTCTAACCATACCCTGTGCATCGGCCCACAACCCGTTTATGTCTGAGTTTGCGCTCCGGTAGATGTCAATGATACGCTTGGCTTCGTCCAGAGGTATCTCTACACCCATACCCTTCAACTGCATCTGGAACTTTGCCGCGCCCATACCATAACCTGCGCCAAGGATCGTAGTCTTCCCAACAAAGCGTTGTTCTTTACTTACATCACCAACACCCACACTGTAGATAGTCGACGCCATGTGCTTGTATACGTCATCACCACTTGCGAACGCCTGTGTGAGATCATTCTGACCCGCCAGCCATGCCAATACCCGTGCTTCGATCTGCGAGCTATCACAGTCAATCAGTGTATACCCCTCGGGGGCGATGATGCTACGTTTTAACTTCTTCCCGTTCGGCCCACGGCTCGGTAAGTTCTGCAGGTTTATCTTGTCTGACCCACCCCACCTTCCTGTGTGCGCAGCGTAGTAGCGAACGGGAACTGGCAGCAGTCCTCGTCGTGATATGTTCAGAAACCTCTGCGTACGTGTCTCTTCCAATGTGCTCTTATTGCCTAACCGTGCAGCCACAAGCGCCTGTATACGTACGTCTTCGTGTTCGTGGAGAGCCTTAAACGCTTCGTCTGACTTAGCAAAAGCAAACGCTTCTTTACCTGTAGTCGGACTGATCTTTGTGGGCGGCTCTACACCTAAACCCCGTAACAGGTCTGCGAACTTCTGGTTGCTCATCAAATCGGCTTTTTCTACATTCGCCGCTATTAGTAACTTGTCTTTCGCATCCCGCGTGTCCTCTAGGTGCTGTTCAAGCAACCCCTCATCTAAATCCAACATCGGTTCGATGAACATACGCAACGTCAGATCTATCAACTGTAATTCTTTTTTGGGGAACTTCTTAGCCATCAACCTAAACAGGGCGACTGTGAGATCCACGTCATTGCTACAGTAGCGTCCATACTGTTCTAACTCGTCAGCGGCGAAGTCTTCTATCCGCTTGCCCATGGCATCAGCGACCTCGGTGCCCTTAACACCTACGCCGTACCTCTGTGCGAGAGCTTTTAACGCAACGCTGTGCTCCGTGCCATGTAACGCACGCCCCATGCAAAGCGTGTCCAGCCACATCTTTGGATTAATCTGGTAATGCCAACTCAGTATAGCCCCATCAAACATAGTATTGTGGCAGAGTATTGCGGCATTGGTAAAGTCGGTGGCCGCAAGCAAATCGCCCGCGGCCTCCTCACCAGCGGCCCATTGCGTAGGGCCGTTGTTTATTTTTACAGATAGCCCTATGACTTCGAAACGATCATCACGTATGTACTCCTCCGTCGTTAGTTTCGACAGGGAATACTGTTTGTCGTAGTACGTTTCAAAATCTAGGGCTATCAGGTCCATCAGGTCTTGCTCACTATCTCGCCGCCACACGCCATGTAACCACATGCGTCTACCCAGTTGTCAGGATGCGTGGGGTTTGACTTTATACGAGCAGCCTTCAACAGGTTCATCATAACGGCCACGTCTGTAGCACTCACGTCTACACCTAAATGCACGGACCAATACTTACCAATAGTGCTGAAGTTATCTTCCATGTTGCCATGGTCAGCCGCACGATCTTTGGTCACGTATTCTTTGGCGGTGTCTAGCACCTGTCCACGTGTGATCGCTGTGCCCTGCTTCTCAGGCGGCGCGGTATCCCGCTCCAACACTTCCTTCGGGGTGCCGATTTTCTGCATAAGTTTCTGCACATACCCGTAAGACGTGTTAGTCGCATCCGCTATCTCTCGGATCTTTGCGGTGGGGTTTTTGACTTTGTACGCCCAAATCTTATCCGCGTACGGTGAGCCTTTAGTTTTCTTTTTCATTTACTTCTTCCTCTACAGTTATTTTGACTCGAACTTTTGGGTCTTCGCCGCTATAGCAGGTGAGTTTTACTATGTCTCCCGCTCTAGCTTTCTTGGAAAGCCCTTTGATAGAAAGTAATTCGTCACCTCTTGGGCGGCGATACAAACGCAGCTCTGAAGCAGAACCATCATCGAATACTGCAAGGAAACGTGCTTTCTTACCGTTTTCTATGTGACCATAATCCACAGGTAAGTTCTCGTTTGCAAACGCAACTACAGACTTGTTTGCGTCGATGATACTCTTGGTAAGCATACGTTGGGTTAATTTAATAATCCCTACTTTACCCACACTACTCTCCTACTGCTTTGTCTTTGTCATCGCGCAACACATGCACAATGTCCTCCAATGGAGTAACGTCTACACCCACGTGTTCAGCACAACCACGGAACCGCTCCAACCACGCAGCGAGGCTCGTACCTGCTTGCCTACGTAATTCGGCTTGCGCCACTTCGTCCGTGGGATCAAATGGTTCATACCCACCACCATCACGCCGCTTGGACACGGGCGATATATACGCAGGATACTCTGCCACTCTGATAGAGACCACAGAACTCTCGACCTCCTCCACCTTAGCAACGATACGTAGTCCAGACGCCATTTGACGTGCCATCTGAATACGAAACTGTCGCGCTGCTTCTGCATCATCCATCTCATAGAACGCAGGGTAAGCCTCATGCTGGGGCTGGCCTGCTAGCCAATCAACAAAATCCGCTGGCACAAACATGTTCGCGCCTGTTTGCTGCAGGTAATCATCAATGATACGCTGCTTCGTCTTCTTCGAAAAGTTAGCCATATATAGTTCTCCAATAGCTTTTTTATGTTTGCGTAGTGGGCCACCACAGCCCACCACCTTCTCATTAGCTTGACCGCCATGCCATCACTGACCTCACCGGACCTCACCCAAACTCAACCGCCTGAACGCACCCGACCCGACCAAACCGAAACGAACCACGACCGCCCCGCCACACCGGACCGCGCCACATCGGAACGCACCACGACCGCCCCGCCACACCGTGCCTCGCCGCGACGAACCGGACCTAGACCGCCTCGCCATGCCGCACCCGACCAAAGCTCGCCGCGCCAGAACTTACCATACCCTGACCGCCCAACCGGACCGCACCCAACCATTCCACAACGTAACACGCCTCGACCGCCTGAACCCGACTTGCCGTAACACAACTCAACGTGCTACACCCCGCCCCGACCGCCTCACCCGCCATGCCTCACCGTAGCTCGCCATACCCGAGCACAACACACCTTGACCGCCTTAACATACAATACCAAAACCAATAAAACCGAAACACATCTCGCCCCGACCGCCTTGCCTCACCATGCCTTACCATAACTCAACGTACCCAACCGTGCCGCGACCGCCGTGCCACGCCCGTTCGTGCCTTAACCCAACTCACCGCGCCTCAACCGCCGTATCCGTGAATTAGGGCGGCGTTAACCGCCCCTCTTCGTTTAAGCTGCTCGACGCAACCGCTCTTCTTGTAGAAACTGCATCAACTCTGCTGTCTGCTCATCGGCGCATTCGGGGTATTCCATCGCCATCTCTTGGACCTCACGCCCTTCTTGCGTAATGTCATCCCAGAGCGCTTGGTGGTCTCCCATGTCTTCAGCACCTGTCACAGAGAACGTACCGTAAGACCCCCGACCTTTCTCCTGCCTGAAGTCACCAAGCCCCACGATTATCCCTGCGTTCATTAGCAATGACGAGATAGCCATGGCACTGAGCGTTGGTGTGACAAACTTTATGTCCACTTCTGCACACCAGTTGGGTAAGTACGCCCGACTACGAACATCGGGTGTTTTGTTCATGTCCGCCGAGCGAACAATGTCCATCTTCAAGTAAGGCTTACCCCAAACCTGAACATGGCTTTCGGGTAGAAAGATTAACCGCTGCACACTTGTCTTAGTAATGCCAGCCGTTTCCAGCGCAGCCGTAGCCATCGCGCCTTTTACCCCCGCTGCAGGGAAACACAGTAGTGTGTCTCCGGTCTTTTTAGTATAGACACTCTCCCGAAACTCTTGCTCGGGGTTATGCTTCAACTCTTTCTTTTCTGCCGCTGTCTTCTTACCAGCGCCAACTAACAGATCCCGCCACGCCTTCGCGCCCATACTATTAAAGTACATCGGTGTCTGCCCGATCATACGCAGTTTGATACGTCCCTGCTTAACAGTATGTATCTCAAGGGGTGCCCCTGCTGTTTTCTTCGCAACCATAGCCATTCTCCTATCTTGGCAAACCATATTTTTTCTTTGTCATTGACGCCCATTTTCTACTTATGCCCATTATCTGAGCGGCGTCTGTCACTGTCATACCGCGCTGTAACATCCTGTTCAGCATTTCGGCATCCTTCGTTAGTCCTAATTTGTTCTCCTCCTTTCTGGGCCTACCGCCCTTGAAACCATTCTTCCTGTGAGCAGAATTATTTATATACCGAGTGTTATAGACTAACCGCGGGTTTTCTTTTTTATCCTGCTTAACCTGTTTCTCCCAACACGTGCGGTAGAACTCTTCGTATTCTTTCCGGTGCGGTATCTTCATATCTTTATACCGTGGTCACGCAGTGTCTTGACGTAGTTGTCAAGCTCCTCACGCGCAGCCCAGAGTTCCTGTTTTACACGGGGGCGTGCATCTGCACGGTGCTGTTCATCCTGTAAATTATCAACCTGCCGCTTCAACCATTTTAGGTTAGCTTCTTGAAACGTAGATAGCTGCTCGTCGCCCATAAATCCCTCCATAATATTGTGCCCCACGTTTGGTTCGTGGGGACTAACCGTCTCGTGGCTTCTCCGGTATGGTCACAGGACTGAAAGGTAATCATGGAGTGTCCTGCCCATACTGCTGTGGTTATTGCGGAGCAAACCTAACCGCTACCCACTCACAGCTTGGGTTGTTTATCCTTAATATCTTTTATTATTGTAGCCGCTAAATCAATATTGGTTTCGTTAATCACCAACGCTGCGCCACCCGCTTCAACAATCTCGCGCAGGTTCTTCTCCTGCAGTGGTGTGGGTTTGTTCTTCCCAGCCTTACATTCGATACCGACAAACATACCGTTAACGCACGCCACGATGTCAGGCACACCACTCTTTCCATACCCACCTGTAACGGGGTAGAAATAATAGGCACCTGCATCTTTCAGCAAGGCAACAACTTTCTTTTTAACTTTAGCTTCAGGCGTCATGCTCATCCCCCTGTAAAATAACTGGCTTCGAAGGGCAGCAATAGCCGCCCTCCGTATTAGTACGTGTACTAACTATCGTCGCCGTAATAGACCCAAAAGACATTCTCATCTATTCTCCTACCGACCCCTACCACCTCATGCTCGGGTGGCTTTGGGCTTGTACCTGCCAGCACGCTCAGCTTCCGCTGCAGCCATATTGGCAAGTCTTCCACACCTATATAGAAGTCGTTTACTGTCCTGTCAATAGCATTACTACCAAAACAGAAGATTGAGATAGATTTAGTGTCAGGGTCTACTTTAACACGGTATATACTGTTATCGGGTATCCCTTGAGATGTTTTAGGCATAGATATAAAACATAGTATCGTTGAACTTGTACCCAACACCTTCGACGAACTGCTTTGGTTGGCACGCATAGAGAACAGCGACCTTACGCTGTACGTCTTCGGGTACGCTGTTCTCTTCCCACATCTCGCACTCCTCTTCGACTACGTTAATAGTGAAGGTGTTCACGTTCTCCAGACGCACCTTGTCCACATACTGCCTACCGAACCGCTCCCGCACATTGATAAAGTCCACGGGCACTACCTCATCATCCTTTATATCTACCTTCTGTGCGGCAATAAGCTCCTCCATTTTTGGTTTTATGTCTGCGTTTAAGAACACATGCCCGACCTCGGCAAGGTGCACTAGCTCTTGTAGAATACTAGACTTGTGTTTTGAGTACCTGTTCAAACCCAGAGCTTCATAAGCGTTCCTCAACCTGTCACTCGCAGAAGACGATAACCTGTACAGTTCGTGCCTCATGTTATCTGCGTGCAGCATCCCTATCTCGGGTATGGTGTAGCTGCTCAGCTTTTGACGCGCTGCCTTCACCGCAATGTCCATACGGTTAGACATACGCATATAGTGTTGCTTCGACCCGCTGCTGTACTTTTTGTTTTCAATCTTGCGTGAATATACAACGAACTTCTTAGGTCCATACCTAGTCGTATAGAAGTCACCGTACCCGATCCACCCCATGGCATACATGTCGTCCTCCCTGTATACCCACGTACTAGCGCCGTCACGATTCTTCAGTTTCACGCCGCGTATGGCACGCTGCACCGCTATACCGAACGCTACTAGCTCATCAGGCTGAGTAGACGCATTCATACCTGATTTGATCTCTTCGTTAATGTCGGAAACAAGTTTTTTGTTATAGCCCATTAGTTCTTCTCCATGTCTGGTCTTGGTTTCGGTTTAATTGTTACGGACATTGCGTCCGTCTTCTTGCATTGCCCGATTGCATTCTTATCAAACGCATAGACGGGTTCGTAATACGCAGGCAGTGCATCGCCGCATGCTTCTGCGCTCGGAAAGACCGTGCTTGATTGCAAGGTCTCCCCACTGATGCTGTATGTCAGCATGAGTATCGTAAAGTATTCTACCATGGCGGCTCCCCGTTCTCGTCCAGTTGTACCTGTTTGAAGGTGAAGTCTCGCTCCACTTTCGGCTCACCCGCATCGACAGCAGTGGTAACGTTGGGATCGGGACGCACACCTAGCACGTCCAGTAGTTCCTCCACACGTGTGGGCATAAAGTCACTCACCTCAGTCACGCTCTATCTCCCCAAGTCCGTGGCAGTTATCGCACTCGCGCTTGTACTCCTCCAGATACCCGTAGGGGTTGTCGTTGCTCATACATACTGCTCGCTCTGCAGTGACTTGACCTTCGCCACCACACTCGGGGCACGCGATGAAGGGGTTGTCTACAAACATATTCTCGGCCATCACATGTCTCCTGTGTTAGTGTGTATAACCTTACCAACGGGCGGCATCTTGCTTGGGTTGTCGAGTATGCACCACAGCAGCGGCCACGTCCACTCGCCCCAGCCACCCCACAAGTCACCGTCAGTCAGAACAATGACAGCCTGCGCGTTGATGTTATTGGCACGCAGGTATGCAGGTACACAGCGCACGTCAGTGCCGCCGCCACCCTTTGGCTTAGTAGACTTACTAAGCTGGTCATAGTCTTCAGGCATGTAGATCTCTTCCTTACACACCTCTGTGTCCCAATACAGTATGCGGACACGTGACGGATTGACCATGGTGCAAATACTCTGCATCTCGGCTAGCACCATTGCTAACGGGCGACCGAAAATCGAACTGGACGTATCAGCAGCAAATACCAGTTCCCCCACCATATCAGTCACACCGCTTGGCATGTACACACCCTGCTGCAGGTAACGGCGATTAGGTCTGCGATATGATGAGTAGCTCGCACCTCTGCATGTATCCACACAGAACTCACGCAAAGGATCGCGCCAGTTCACTTTCGGCTTGAGCAGATCATCCACGTCTAGCTTCTTGTTACCCTTCATCTTACCTGCAACGATGTCACCTTGGCGAATAGCTTCGTCGATCTCACGATCAAGCTCGGCTTCCTCGGCTTTGGTTAGCTCCTTGGCTTTCTCCCAATCGATGTCACCATCACCACCTTCACCACTGCCACCTTGCTTCGAGCGCGGCTGGTCACCGTTCTCCTGCCACAGGATATCAAAGATTTGTTTCACATTCATGCCACGGAACCGCACGTCATACAGCCCACCATCAGGCATGATAGCGAACCCGCCACTACCAAACTCATCTGTGATCTTTAGATTGATATGATAGTCACATGCTTCGTTCGCAATCTGCGGACACTTCTTGGACAGGTCACGCCACGTTATCGGGTGTCGATACATCTTGTGGAAGACTTCGTGTATGACCAAGTAGCGTAGCTGCGGGTCACTCTGTTTCGCAACAAACGCCCGACCATACCACTCGTCACGACCATCAGTGCAGGCGGTGGGTGTATCCTCGTCGACTACACGTTTACCCACCATAGCAACCCCGCCGATGGCGGGTGCCCTTTCCATGATTGCAATGAGAGCTTTGGACAGGCGCTGCTCTGCGGTTAGTTCATTTGACCATAAAGGCATTAGTTCTTCTCCTTACGCTTGGTCTGCTGAAAAGACGTAGTTGTTATCCAGCATCCATTGTTGGAACTTCGGGTTATTAGCCACCCATTGACGTGGGTAGTCTTTAGCTATGACACCTTTGACGAACATGCCCTGAGCCTCTGTGTCCAGACGCATGAGGTATGTCATCCACTCGTTAACCCACTCGCGTTCGATAGAGGCGAGCGCACGGAACACGACCATGCACGTAGCTGCAGCAGTGTCAGGCACGACTGCGCCCATGGGATCTTGCTTGATGGCATCCAGTGATGGCAGTCTGTCACCCAGCTTCACGCTTGCCATGAGGTTCGGCCCAGCATACGCACCGACACAGCCAATAAGTGCAGCAGTCACGGTGTGGTCATCCAACCCATACTTGTCACGTGCGTGCAGTATGTCGGACGCAATGTGTAGCGACCGCTGCGTAACAAACGACAGACGCGATGGATCTTTGGGGTGATAGATCTCCAAGTTGTCCTCGGGGTTCTTGACCTGAGTAAAGCAGTCAAAAAGTTGAGGATTGTTCTTGGCGTACACCAGTACAGATGAGTGCATGGGCGGCTCTTGTGCGATACCCCATTCGATCCACTTGATGTTAGTAGACTTACTAAGTCTCACCACGATAATCGCATTGCGCTGATGCGGTAACAGCACGTCACCCAGTCCTTCTTCACTGAGGTTAGACGTACCGTAGATGATGCTACCCTCTGGTAGAGGTACACCACAGATCTCACGCTCCAACATGAATGCGCGTACGCCTTTACGTACGGGGTCAGACGCTTTCTTGAACTCGTCGAAGTTAATAGTCACAGGGATACCCAAGTGCACGCCCAACTCTGCATTCGGCACGAACTCTACATAGTCAGAGATGTGCTCCTCTAGCTTCTTCTTGAACTGTGGCGCTGTCAGATCCTGAATGTCTTTGTTGGTGCAGTCAAAATCAATGTGAGTATTCTGCGGGCGTTTCACTTTCAGCTTAGCCTTGATGCCTGAGCTTTTACCCGTGCCCATGCCACCCTCGACAATGACAGTACGTACTGCACCCACTGCGTCAATAAGATTTACAGCTTGATCCAAGTCCAAAGAATATGTTGCGTTTGCATTTTCCATTTTAGTTTTCCATTTCAGTTAGTAAGGCTGCTAACAAGCAGCGGTTAAGTAGTCAGGTAGTCGTTAGTGTAATGTTTGCCCCTCTGTTGATATTGAGACTATGTATTCAAGAAATATGTTCCCTGCTAAGTCTAGGATATCCAACCCGTCCTCGGCATCTTGTGCGTACGAAGCCAATACCTGAGCAAGCACCACAGAAATCGTGCCGTTAGTCAGATCATCAGGCAGATCTTTTATGAACTTGACCGCAAGCTCGTGCACAAGTTTGTTTTTGTCAGTCATGGTTATCCTAAGCCAGTTACATTGCCGATACACAGGAGGGTGAACAGTGTGTAGAATATACACACTGCCCCGATCACGTGGCGGATCATATGTCGAACGTTTCTAGTGACGCCAACACATCGTCGACGTTACGTTTCACGTCCTTGCGCAGGTCTCCATCTCCACGCAGGTCATCCTCGGTCACGTTACGCAAGGTCTCGTCGAGCTTGCGCTTGGCATCACGCACCACCGGATCGTTGGGGATATACAATGCCATGAGATCTGCAGCGTCGAGCGCGTTAGACACAAGTGTGTCGTGGAACTTCTTCACGCCGACCTTACGCGTCATCACTTTGCCGTTGGGGTTAGCTTTACTCGGCTTCGTCCGATACTCCTCTGTCTCACCTGTGTCTGTGTAGTCCAGACGCTCGGACATGTTACCCAACATCTTGAACACATTGTTGAACACATCACGCAGCATATTCTGGATACGAAACTCATTCATGCGGTCACATGATTCGACAGCCACACGCACGTTCTCGTCCGCAATGTCAGCGAGGAAGTTACCAGACTGAGGCATTGGCTCGTAACCACACCGGAAGTAGAACCGATTACGTACCTCTTCGGATGTCGGGTACTCGCTCGGGTCATACATATCACCAAGGCTTACCTGCGCGTCGATCACCAGATCATTCCACACAGCCACCAGTGCGTCTACGGCTTTAGCGTGCTCCTGCTCATAGAAGCTCATCACTTTCACGTGGTTGGGCATAGCCAAATTAGCCAGTGCACGCGGGCCACCGTCACCCCATGGCACAGTGAGCGACTTGTGCACACGACGTGCTTCACTCGTGAACGCTTTGATCGCTTCCAATTCGGCGCAGTTACCACCGAACAAGAACTTCTGAACACGGGCTGCTTTGTCGCTCGCATTGTTAGACACGGTGACCTGCGCTGTCGCTGCACGGTCATTGCGCTCGTCACTCCACACGCCGATGTTCAACGTGGTGACCATCGTGGACGAAGCCATTGAGGGCATGTCAATTTGAGGTTTGCTGTTAGCAGCGTTACTACCTGCGGTGATGTTTTCATTCAACTTGTTCATTGTAGTTCTCCATTTGCTTCTTCATTAAGTCTTACGATATGTTCAAACGCTGCCCACGCATCACAGCATGGGCACCCACAAGTGTTGTCGTCACCGTCTGCAGATATTTCCAAGTCCTTGCGAAGATCGCCCGAACCTTTCTCGCTCCACGGCTTGTAACAAGGCTCGCCCATGTAGCTTGTCAGGAACATCTTCACGACACGCAGCGCAGCCTCTGACTTGTGCGCCAGCTTTACCTCGTGCGATGTCCCATGTTGATTTGATATCGGCATATCAACGTACCTTCTGGTTTAGGTGCAGCAGGTCAGACTTGCGTGTGACCAGCGTGTAACCTTGTTTCGGCAACGGCACTCGGCACCAGTTCTCGCGGGCACGCACAGCGTGGAAGTCTCCACAGTCGAGGCAGAAGTTAATGCCCAGTTCAGTCTTACGACGCAGCGGGTATTGTTCGCCGCATCCGACACAGTATGCTTTCTTCATTGTTTTACCTTTCAGTTAGTAAGGCTGCTAACAAGCAGCGGTTAATTTAGTGATCGTGCATGTCGGCTTGACACACACAGTTCGTTGCAGGTTTCTGAAAACCTCTGCGTGTATACCACATGTGAGCGTAGATGTCAAGGAGAATGTTTCCTTAGCACCCTACAATCGTAGCTTAGCATCAGTGGTATTTGAACGTATGTCTGGGTTTATTTAGGGGCAGGGTGTTAGCAAGGTTACTAACTCGGGGCTAATGTTACGGGAGGTGTGGGCTAAAGTTACGCTAAAGTTACGCTAAAGTTACGCGAAAACGGCTTGTAGGTTATTGAAATGAAAGGAAAGTTACAAAGTTACGCTTTTGGCGGTGAGGAAGGTTTGAAACCGATGTCTGTGTAGTTTAGAAAAAACTCGTACAGGAGAACTCCTCGAAGACGAAATATTGTTTGTGTATTTGAACGTAACATTAGTAACAATAGAAACATTATAATAAAATCAAAGACTTAGCCTAAAAAACAAGGGTTTAAAAACGTAACATTGACGTAACATTTGAAACATTACTTTGTTTTCAATGACTTAGCAAAATCGGGGTTTGTAATGTTACGTTTGCCTCAGAGCTACTTCGGGAACTGGTTTAAATTAGGCGGGGTGAGTTAGTAGTGCTGCTAACTGCGTGCGTGTAATGTTACGTCCCAGCTCCTCGGGTCTACGTGTGGTAGTTTATATGGAGAGGTGTGGCTCAACACTACTCAGAGAACTGGTTTAATTTAGGGAGGGCGAGTTAGTAGGCTTACTAACAGGCGTGCGCGTTTGGCTCAGAGCTGCTCAGAGAACTGGCTTCCATTTAGAAGACATAAAAAAAGGGCCGACCCGAAGGCCGACCCGATTAGTATTACTTCAATTTGAAGCCTTGGTTTTTCTTGGCGTTCTTAACAACCGTTGCCAGCCAGTTGCGTTGTTGCGCCGTCGTCGTGTTATCCAGATCTTTGAGATCTTTTTTGAGCAGGTTTGCAATAGTCTGCAGCGCATTGGCGACGGTATCGACGTTTTGTTTTTTGGTACGCGTGCCTGACTTCTTGCCCGCTTCCAAGTTCTTTTCCGCAACCGTCACGGCGTCGCGTAATTGTTTAAGCGGTACATTCTTTTGTGCTTGAACATACTTCTTAGTCTTGCCGCGAAACTTGCCCGTTTTCATTTTGGCAGCGCTGCCAATGGTTGGATCATTGGCAAAGGTCAGCGCATCCGCGCCGTGCTTAGCGATAAACGCGTCTTCTTTTATCGCAACGAATGCAGGCTTGTGCGCGTTGGTAACAGTGCCTGATGGCGCGGTTGCATATTTATAATTGCCATATGTTTCCGCAACCATGTCGCGCCATGCGAGGGCAAGCTTGTCTTTATCCAGCGTTGCTTTGACCGCTTTATCAATGGCCTTATGCGCGGCAAGCGCTGCAGCCTGCATATTAGAGCGTTGCGCGTCGGTTGCGATGGCGTCGGTTGTGTTTGCTTTTTTAGTCATGGTGTACCCTTTCAAGGTAAATGTTAATCGATCCCGCGGCGTGTTGCCTCGTCCGATGTAATAGTTATAGCAGATATGTAGACGTGTGTCTTAGGATGCTAGCAGTTAGCAGGCTTACTAACTCAATATCGCTAATTAGCAGGCATACCCGCCCCCTACCCCCAACGCTCACATATGGGACTCCGCACTACTCTATAAATACTATTCTACACGAATAATCCCCATTTTTTCAAAATCCAGACCCCCCACCCCTCCTCACAGGGATACCCCCCACCCCAAAAAAGTAAGGTTCCTTGATAAAAAATTTTTTTTCTATATAATCGGCAAAATCGGCCAACAACCTGCGAAAATCTATGTCTCTGCACCTAGAACCTGATGTAAGTATCCCTATAGACGAGCTACCCGACGTGGTAGACCTGACGGTAAGGGCATCTGCCGCTGCCGAGACTGCAAAACTCCTTTCTCATCATGGATTAGACATAGATGTAGACAGTAATGATAAGGATGTTGCGGCTGCTTTAGCTACTTCTTACGCAGAAGACCCAGAAGGTACGTCTAAACAGGCTACGGCGTCACGGGTATCAAAGCTCACACCTGCAACTTTGCTGCTGACAGACAAGATTTTGAAAGATTTTGGTCATTCTGTAGTCGAATCTTCGGTTCAGTTACGCCATTTGGTTACGAATAAACTTATAGAAGAGTCGGACAACCCTGATGCACGCATAAGGATACGTGCGTTGGAGCTGTTGGGCAAAATTTCGGACGTTGGGCTGTTTGCGGAGAAGTCTGAGGTCACTATTACGCACCAAACTACCGATGACATCAAGGAAAAGCTGCGTACTAAGCTCACAAAGCTCATAAACCCCGAGCCAGACGTGGAAGACGCGGTGGTGTTAGAGGGTCAGGCCGTTGACATAGACGAAGAGTTCGGGTTCGACGACGATGAATAAGCCGTTGGACTTCACGGACGAAGAGATTGAGCTGATGTTGGCTAATCTGGACTCGTTTAGTGTTGATGAGGTGGCCGAGATTGATAAAATGGTCGATGAGCTGCATAATCGGACGGCAAACAAGTCTGCACATGACGATTTGATAGAGTTTTGTAAGCTGATGATGCCTGACTTTATAGTTGGTAAGCACCACCGCATACTGGCTAATATGCTCATGGGTATTGAGCGGGGCGATAAGGACCGTGTGTGCGTGAATATACCCCCTAGACATGGTAAATCACAGCTTGTTTCGATCTTTTATCCTGCATGGTTTTTGGGGCGAAACCCCACTAAAAAGGTGATGATGGTGTCCCATACCACGGACCTCGCGGTGGATTTTGGTCGTAAAGTGCGTAACTTGATCGCTACAGACCAGTATCGCTCTATATTTCCTACCACATCATTAGCGCAGGATAGTAAGTCAGCGGGACGATGGAACACCAATGTAGGAGGTGAATATTATGCGTGTGGTATTGGGTCTGCTCTTGCTGGGCGGGGTGCTGACCTCCTCTTGGTTGATGATCCCCACTCTGAACAAGATGTTATCAACGGGAACTTTGAAGTCTTTGAAAAAGCCTACGAGTGGTTCACATTCGGTGCGCGAACACGTTTAATGCCCGGTGGACGGGTTGCGATAATCCAGACGCGTTGGCACATGGACGACCTGACGGGTCGTGTTGTGCGGGATATGGCGCAGAACGAACGCTCAGATCAGTATGAGGTGGTCGAGTTCCCAGCCATACTGGACGTTATGAGCAAAAAAACGAAGAAAGAGGTACAGAAGCCCTTGTGGCCTGAGTTCTTTGATCTGGACGCCCTGTTACGAACTAAGGCGTCGATGCCTACATTCCAGTGGAACGCTCAGTACCAACAACAACCCACCGCTGAAGAAGCAGCTATTGTTAAGCGTGAGTGGTGGCAGGAGTGGACTGAGGAAAGCCCGCCTCCGTGTGAATACATCATAATGTCGCTCGACGCAGCAGCCGAGAAGCACAACCGCGCAGACTATACAGCACTCACCACGTGGGGAGTGTTCCTGAACGAGCACACAAACAACTACAATATTATATTGTTAAACAGCATAAAGCGCCGTATGGAGTTTCCAGAGCTTAAAGAGCTTGCTATGGACGAGTATAGGGATTGGGAGCCTGATTCGTTCATCGTGGAGAAGAAAAGCTCTGGCGTGGCCTTATATCAAGAGATGCGGCGTATGGGCTTGCCGATATCGGAGTACACCCCACATAGGGGGTCGGGGGACAAAACAGCGCGTTTAAACTCCGTAGCGGACATAATAGCGTCCGAACTCGTATGGGTGCCACAGACACGGTGGGCAGAAGAAGTTGTAGAAGAGATTGCAGGATTCCCGTTTATGAGTAATGATGACCTCGTGGACTCGACGGTTATGGCTCTGATGCGTTTTAGGCAAGGTGGGTTTATCCGGTTACCCACTGATGAACCGGAAGAACCGCAGTATTGGAGACAACGCAGCGGTGGATATTATTAAGAGGGTTAGAAATGGCTATTGAAAAAGGACTATATTCCGCCCCACTCGGGATGGACGAGGACATCACCGACATGGAAGAGATGGAAGTTCCTGATCTGGAGATAGAGATTGTAGATCCAGAGGCTGTAACCCTATCCGATGGGGGTATGGAGATAACCATAATTCCCGGCAACGAGATGGATTTTACTGAGTTTGGTATGAACTTAGCTGAAGTTCTGGACGAGCGTGACCTAGCGTCCCTGTCTGATGACCTCATGGGGCAGGTACAGTCCGATATAGATAGCCGCAAAGATTGGGCAGATACGTTCGTCAAAGGTCTGGATGTGCTGGGCTTCAAGTATGAGGAACGTACAGACCCATGGGAAGGCGCGTGTGGCGTGTTCTCTACCGTACTTGCCGAGGCCGCGATACGGTTCCAAGCAGAGACAATGAGCGAAACATTCCCTGCTGCAGGCCCAGTAAAGACCAAGATTCTTGGTGAAGAGACCAAGGAGAAGGAAGAAGCTGCTGCACGGGTCAAGGCGGACATGAACTATGAGCTTACGGAGCGCATGGTAGAGTATCGCCCCGAGCATGAACGCATGTTATATAGCCTTGGGTTGGCTGGATCGGCATTTAAAAAGGTGTATTTTGACCCAAATATAGGTCGTCAGGCCGCTGTGTATATCTCCGCAGAAGACGTAATTGTGCCTTACGGCGCGTCAAACATCGAGTCTGCGGAGCGTGTTACGCACATTATGCGTAAAACAAAGAATGATTTGAAGAAGCTACAGGCTGGTGGGTTCTACAGGGACGTAGACCTTGGGGAACCTGAAGCGTTTCACACCGACATAGAAGAGAAAAAAGCGGAAGACGGCGGGTATTCGCTGACTAACGATGACCGCTACGCT